TTCAAAGATTATCGTGACAGCGCGGCGTTCAGCACCGATCAGCAGCAGCGCCGGGAGCTCTTCGGCAAAAGCCCGGTTAATCCTGGCTTCAGCGCGATCCAGCCTCTGCCGGAAGCGGTTCATCAGTAACCCAGACGCACATGACTGTCGGTTTCGCCAGCACCAGAGGTGATCCAGGCAGTACCGGCCACGACAGCATTAGCATCAGGCACCACTGCAGTCAGCAGACCATCGGCATTCAGATACAGTTTTGCGCCACGGGGCCATACTTCATCCGCGACTTTCGGCAGGATAAAAACGCCTGCCATGTGCAGGACGCCTTCGCTGCCATCAGAAATATCGCCATGGGCAACGCCGGTAATATTGCCGACTGCCACAGCCTGACCGGATACCACGTCTTTCCCCGTGGAGTTGCTCCAGTCCATCGTCGTTCCGTCCTGATAGTAATTCGTTGTCATTTTTACACTCCAAATACAAAGGGGCAGCGCGCTGCCCCGGGTATAAAAAAACCGCCAGGCGGCGGTCGTTATTTTTTGGTGACTTTGACCATACCGCGCCAGTCAAGCGGTGCCACCCCGGCATCGATGCGCACCTTGAACGCGGCACCGTCAACGGTGAAGCCCTGCTGCTGCTCCAGATATGGCGTATCAATACCATCCAGATAGGCTACCTCAATGGTGTCACGACCCTGTGCCGCGGTGAGGTAATAATCCGTCGGGCTGTTGTCATCCAGACGAGCCTCAGAGGCCACCGTGACAAAGTTCTGTATCGGGTTAACGATACCGCTGTTCGCATCCGCGCCCGGTACGCTTGCAGATTTGATCAACTGGTTAGCTCGGGACTCAATGGCAACGGGTGTCAGCATGAAGGCAGGGCGAATGTTCAGACGGCGGTCGCCTGATTTTTGCATCAGCATAGCCTTACGCGCCGTATCCAGGCCTTCAATATTGAGATCGGCGGAGACCAGGTTGCCATGATCGGCGTGGAAGAGCGGCTTGCCGTCTGCCATTTTTGGATTGCTGGTCAGCACAGCCCATACCAGATCGCCCACCGTAGCACGCGCAGCAAGCCCCATGGCCTGCGGAATACGAGTCAGCATATCCAGGTCATCGTTGATGATGGTCTGTCGGTCAATCCTGAAAAGTTCGCCGTACGTGGCCAGCGCAATTGGCTCGCCGCGATCCTTGATGGTGACATACTTATATTCCGCTCCGGCGCGGACCTTACGAAGCGATGCCAGTGATTCCAAACCGACGCGGTGCGCGGTTTTGAAATCGGTCAGTGTGCCTTTACGGGTCCACTGTTCGAAAGACTCAGTGGCCTCCTCCCATCCCATCAGCGCCGCCTTGTGTGCCACATCCATCAGGATATTGCCGAAGTCGCTGCTGCTGTGGGTGAACGCCAGCCCGACCATCGCCTGTGCCGTACCAGCTCCGGAGATACCGATACCGCGATCAACCAGAGAGGCGCGCGCCATTTCGCGCAGGGTGTAACCGTTGTATGCGTTATCCTTCTCAGACTGCGCAAAACCCGCGCGAGTCATTACAGCAGCGCGAATGGAATCACCAACCAGATTACCGTTGCCAGCATAAAGATGAATCGCTCCCGGCCCGGCGCTCGGCGTTGTCCCGGCGGCCAGCGCCTGCAGGAGTCGGGTGCGGGCGGTTTCTGCCGAGCAGGAGAAATCAACAACACACTCATTTTTCAGCGTTGCAAACGCAGGGAACGCTTCAAATACGGCGGAGACGGCAGAGACGCGTTCTGAATTCTGAGCCTGCATCTGCTGCTGAAGTTGCGTCGCCAGCGCAGTGATATCGATGTTATTCATCTGCTGCGGAGTCTGCGGCTGCGTAGTGACCTGGGTGGCCTGCGGTGCAGGGGTTTGCGGTGGCTGCGGCGGGTTAGCAGGAGCTTCGGCGCGCGGCGTAAAGAGGGTTTTAATCTGTTGAGGCATATTATGATAGTCCTTCAATTTGTTTTCATTCACACAGGCCGCGGCCTGCAGTTCGGGTTCGAGCGCATCGGCGAAGCCTTTCTCCACTGCCTCCGCACCGTTAAGCCAGGTTTCCGCTTTCAGCATCGCCTCCAGCTCATCCTGTGCCAGCCCGGTTTTGTTCATATACGCACTCAGCATCAGGGCTTCGTTGCGATCGAGCCAGTCGGCATAGTCGCGCATATCGTCGGAATCACCTGCAATACCGCCCCAGGGTTTGTGGATCATCAGCCAGGCATTTTCCGGCATATGCACCGTGGCGCCGGGAAGGCAAACAATCATCGATGCCATGCTGGCCGCCACGCCATCCACCCAGATATCCAGCTTTGCTTTCAGACGTGACAGGGTGTTAAAGATGGCAAAGCCCTGCATAACATCACCGCCGGGGCTGTGAATGTGCAGGTCTACGGCGCTGGCCTCAAACACTCCGGCTTCCCGGCAGTCGGTCACGAACTGCTGCGCGGTAATGCCCCAGCCGCCAATCACGTCATAGAGGTAAATTTCCACCCGCCCGGCAGCCAGTGCACGAATTTCATACCAGCACTGTTCGTTCGCCGCATCCACGCCCGCCAGGCTGGCGCGCGGGTTAATCATCATCGTCCGGTTGCTGCCGGTGATCTTCTTTTCTTGCCGTTGCATCTGGCGTTGCTCCTTTATCGTTGGCGGCGTCGGAATCGAACACCAGACCATGTTCACGGTTGTATTCAGTTTCACGCAGGCGCTGGCGCTTAACCTCCTGCGGATTTTTCCCGCGGGCGCGGGTCCATTCCGCCTCAGTGCCGGCACCGCCACGAACGATCGCTTTCCAGGCCGCTGCCTCTTTACCCGGATCAATCCACGGCATCACCGGCCCCAGGTAAAGCGCGTTATAGAGGGACTTTCGGTCAACATCTAATGGGATGGGTGTGCCGCTCAGCAGCGCCATTGCCAGCCAGGCACGGTATACAGGGCGACTTTGCTGGCCTACAAACCACTGTTGCAGAACGTTGTAGCCTTCAAAGCTCTCCACCAGCTCCTGGCGTTGAGAGCTGTAAGTGCCGTTATAGTCCCGGGCAATACTGGAATAGCTGCCGCGTGTACCGGCGGCCACGGCGCGCATCTGCCCGTTTCTGAACTCGTAGAGGTGAACGTTAGGCCGGTTGGACTCGACCATCCCCAAATCCTCGCCGGGTTTGAGATCGTCATAAATCATGCCGGGCGCGATATCGTAGTGACGCTGACCGCCGGGCGGAGAAAATTCCCCGTCCTCTCCCAGAGACTGCGCATCACCGCGTTTGATGTAAAAGCCCAGCGCTGCTGCTATTCGGGCTGCAACGCGTTCGCTCTCTTCATAATCTTTAATGTCAGAAAGACGGGTGATCACCCCGTGGATAAGGCTGATGCCACGCAACTGATGGAGGCGCTTGCGCTGCGCCAGGTGAAGCATAATGTCAGCAGAGACGGTTTTAAGCTCGGCGCTGAAGCGCGTCATATTCGCCGGATGGTATTTATAAACCTTGAATCCGACAGGCCGCCCCCAATCGTTGACGATAATGCCCTGCCTGACCTGCTGCCCGGCGGTGCTGTTCAGATTGAAAGGGACAAAATCTGCCTCCAGCATTTCCAGTGAAAACGGTACGGAAGTGGAATGCTGCAGGCCCGGCACATTCCCCCTGACCAGCTGAGTGAACACTTCCCCGTCACGCAGCGCGGAACGCAACAAAAGACGCTCTGCCTCCGGTCGGGTAAACATGCCGGTGACCTCGGGGCGTACCGACCATTCAGCCCACATAGCTGCAAGCTGACCCGCAAACTCGGAATGCAGATTACCGTCCAGATCGAGCGGTTGTGGCTCAACATGGATACCGTGGGCCCCGATAACCCGATCCTCCAGTTTATCGAACAGGCCGATCACCAGATCATGGTTTTCATCCAGCCAGCGTGCCTGCTCACGCAACGAGGTCCCGGCGGCAAATACAGCGGTATCTGCGGACTGACTCTGCTTTTTCCCCTTATGCAGGCGTGACGAGTGGGCTGCTTCATAAGCATTAAGCCGGAGGCGATCCCGGGCGCGCGCCGCCGCCCACCCTGGCGAAATTGCGCCGAGTGTTTTTTCAAATAATCCCATGGGGTGCCTTACAGAAAATTAGCGAGTTTGTATGAACCGCCGCGGCTGACGACTGCCCGCCAGCGCCTCTCCCAGTACTCCAGCTCGTCGCGAAGCGCCTTTGGGTCGTGATTAGTGATAGCGCGACCATTCACACCAGTAAACGAGACGCTTTTGCCGTCCAGTGAATCCTGATACGCCTGACGCACCAGCAGTAACGTTTTCCAGATTTCGTCTTTTGTCACAACCATC